ATGACTCCAATAATCATGAAGTCCCATTGCTTCAATTGCTTTTGCTACTACATCATATGGATATAGAGTACCAGCATTTACTTTAGTTGTTTTGCTAGACATAAATGCTGCATATCTATCTTTAGTTTCTTCTCTGCGAGCGAAAGCCTTAGAATAAAGGATTCCGGCGCGAGAAGGGAGTTTATCAAATGCAATCTTATCCCATTGATTCTGACTCATAAGAGTTTCAACAAGATGGCAAGCCTTACGGCCCCAATAAAGCATTTGCCTATATTCTTTTTCAGTCATACCAAATTCATGTGCGAATTTACGTCCGCGTTCTTTGGTATTTTTACTAGATGCATTAATTGAAGGCATCCATTTATATACAAGATGATCTTCATCTTTATCAATGATGTACTTAATATAAGCCATCATTTCATCTTCAAGAGGAGTTCCAAAAAGTTCAAATAGATCATCATAACGACCATATTCGGGCACAAATCGAATCAGATGTTCCATTTCTTCTTTATGTTCAAATGCAAGATATTTAATAGCAAGACGGAAAAATCTACGTTCACCTTGCCCGCCACGGATATCTCTTAAATAGAAAAGACATTTAAGAGCCATTGTAGGATTTTCTTCATATGCATCTCTAAACATAAGAATACAATCTACATCAGAGGCACCACGCATAGCAGCGCCTTGCGCAAACATATCATATACCTTATTCATTGTACTGGAGTAAGTGATTGCGCCATTTGCGGTAAAAGTCTTGTTCGATTGTTCCTTTAGATTTTTTAGTAATTCGTTCATCATTTTTCTCCTTTTCATCTGCGTCTTTATCAAGACGGAAGGTTATTCCCATTCATATTTTTCTTTATTTTCTTTTTTAGGATGAGTCTTTTCCCATTCTTCACATAGGGTACAATATCCACACATATGAGGCGGTTCACAGTGATCACAAGGAAATTTATCTTTTTCCACGTTAGATTCCTTTCTAAAAGAACAAGATTTAATACAAGTATTACATGGATTACCAATTAAACATTGTGAATAATTCCAACTTTTTTCATCTTTCATAAATATATTATATCACAAATTATACAAAAGTCAAGTAAAAAGTTTCTTAATTTCATTAATACTTGCTTCTAATTCTTCAATATATTTTTTAGCATTTACTAATCTACAAGTATCGGGATAATCACCACCAGATTCAACAAAACAAATATACCAGCCAGGCTCAGAATATTCACTACTATCCCATGTATCCCAATAATTAATAGTTTGCAAATATTCAATATCATCTTTAGAAGTAATATAATAAGCAGTGGCTCGTACATCATCTATTGGATTATATACCAATTTATTTTTTATTTGACGTAATGGCGTAATTTCTGCTTCATGCCTACGTGCATTGGATTTAGTAGTGAATTTTTTCCCATCAGAGGTATAATAATAATAGCGTGTAGTTTCCTCTGTATAAGTGTATGGTTCTTCTCTAATCATTTTATTTCTCCATAAGTATTTTCTTTATATTTTTCATACAAATGTTCATATTGATTCCAACGATTTCGAATATCAGTTAGAACTTCATCAATATGAACAGGAGTATTATTATGACTATCTATACCAACATGATACATAAAAGGATTATCCGCGTGTAGCCAATTAGTCTGCTGGTGAGTATGACCATGAAGATTGATTACGTGCTGTGAAAATTTCTTATCATCATAATTAGAAGTAAGAGTAGGATAGTGGCTCATATAAAGACTTTGTTTATTATATTTAATAACCTCGGCCCAGCCGCAATAATATATTTTATCCCAACAAGCATTCATAATATAATCAACTTTATTTTCTGTATCGTGATTTCCACGAATCCAAAAATGTTTACCATTGAGCTTTTGGAGATATTTTGCAGCAGTTTGGACATCAGATAGAGCCATATCTCCAAGATTATACACGGTATCTTCTGGTTTAATTACTTTATTCCAATTTTCAACTAGTGCTTCACACATTTCTTTTTCATTAGAGAAGCCACGAGGTTCCCATAGAAATGCTTTATTATGCATCATATGAAGGTCACTAGTAAACCAAATATCAGCCATATTAATCACCAACTTCAATAATTTCTTTTATTCGTTCATCCTCATCTTTAGTAGGCATCCGAAAGTCTCGACACATATTACGAATAATATTTTCAGGGACATTACGGCGGCCTTCACGCGCCTTATTACGTTCTACACAAGTTTCAGCATTAGTTTTAAATGCAACGCAAACAATATCATAATCAGTAGTATACTGATCAAGTGCTTGCATTAACTTGCAACGTGAAAACATATTAAGATGAGTGGCATCAGCAATACAATCACGGCCGGCCATAATGCGAATAGCAATTTCTTTTACAAACTGTTTAAAGACTTCTTTCTCATGAGAAAAATAATCTTCACCATCTTTAAGAATAGAAAGACGAATATTATCACGAGATACATAGGCAATATCTTGTCTTTCATCACTATTAGCCCATGTTGATTTACCCGAACCAGAAGGCCCACAAAGAATATATAAAGTAGCCATTAATCATCTCTCCTTAAAATAAACTGTGCATGAGTATGTGCATCTGGATTATACCACCCATATTCTTGCTTCCATTTTTCACTTAGGTATGGAAGTTGATAGCGGCAATTAAACACTGTGCTATAATTATTACCTATATCCTTAATAAACTGATCAATTTCCCAAGAAAAATAATTTTCTTTTAATTCTTCTTCATAGCCGTTATCTTTCCATTGAATCTTCATCAGTAAATGAGTTAAACCTTGCCAATATACAGGAATACCAAATATCTTTATATATGCATTATATGCTTGTTTGTCTACACTATTATATACTGCTCGAAAAACATTAGGAGGAATAGGTAAATATTCATCACAATACATATCACGAATTGTAATATAACGTGGTTGAAGCTGATCAATTAAATATTGAATACCAACTAATCCACCAGTAGAAGAATATACTTCATGTAATACGGAAGAAAAGTTAATACAAATTTCTTCTGACTTAAATCTCTCTTTAATATAATCAAGAGTTTCATTTACATTAGACGCTTTAGTACAAAAATATATTGTATTAGGATAAAAAGGTCCAATTTCTCTTGCACGAGTAATCAATTCATTATTCATATCATAGCCTATGAAAAAAATATCTGGAAATAAAGGAGCAAGATAACGAATCATCGCACCATCAGCACAGCCAAAATCAATAACGCATTTTGCGCCAATAATTTTATCCATGAAAAAAGCTTTATCCCATACAGATTTACTCATTTCAGTAGTATAAATATCTAAATCCATAATCTCATTCCTTTCTTATTACATTAAAATTATATAATAATTTTTAAAAAAAGTCAAATAAAAAATGGGACGGTTTCACCCGTCCCGAAGTAAAGATACTAGCCTTATGGGGCACTTTTGCTTTATAGCATTATCCCGCTAGCCGCCTAAGGTGGCATTTTAGGTGCGCCGCCAAACACCTATGATACACAGTCGTTATTATACAGAGTGACTGGTACCTCTGAGGCCGATTTAACGAGCTGGCCGCGTACTCATGGTTGCCATTCTTCTATCTGTATGCCGTGTTCTTTAAACCACTGCTGAATGACAACCCTCTCACTGCAAGGATTGGTGGGAGTTTCAAAAACAAGGAAAGCAAAATCTACATCAGTAAACCCTTCATCTTCTGCTATATGCCCTGCGAGTTTACCAAGGCTTTCTTGTATCTTAGTTAGATTTAAATTATCTAACTGCGCCTTATAAGCCTTTAAAAATGCACAATCTTCTGGATGTTTAGGATCACATTTGCCTGCGCAAAGACCTTCACACGAACGACCGGGTTTGAAAGGAGGACAGTCAACACAAATAACACCACGTTTATCTTTTCCCATAGGACGCCACTTGGGATTCCAAGCTGCTGTAGATAAACCAACAAGGTTAGGTGGAAATTTTCTTAATTGTGCAAAATATGACGTATAGATTTTCATATGCTCTCCTAATAAAAGGCGCTTAATTCAATAAACCGAGGTATTTCTCCTTACTATCATATCCTTCTTACTAATTATGCTACCTAGAAATATGAGGCCGAGCGCCGGGCGCGACCCGATCACTTCTCATACTTGCTTTCGCCTAAGCTAGGGGAGGACTGTCTACCTCCAAGTTTAACTCAACCATTCGGCAAAAATTCTTTTATATTGATCCATCTATTCAATATATCGTCTTTATTAAATCAAGAACTTTGCTGCCACTTTGAGCTATAACTACCGCAAACTCTTCTTATATGCCATTTCTGGCTTTCATCAGCAGTAGCGAGTTGTTGGCTTTTCCAGAGTTTGCCATAGATGCCACTCTATAACCTTATCGGATTCGGCATAGCTCTTAACCATGCTTTCTATTGTCCCGCCGAAGAGAATCGTGCGTTTGTAAGCGAATATAATAGCGCCCATTCTTATCATTTGGGGTTCCCCTTTATCGCTAGACCTTACGGTTTTCGCGTCCTGCTTCATGAAAGTATCCCATCATGTTCACAGGATGATTTTCGAATGTCCCCAGCAGCGCGGTCAACGCATCATGCACTGGGTTCTAATTTACTGAATTAAGCGTCTTTCTTTTTAAAAAAATTGAAAGGGAAGCATTTTGCCTGAGTATTGGGTTAAGGAAGGTTTGTTTTCTTCCCTTTCAACAATAATATTATAACAGAAATTTTTACAAAAGTCAAATAATAAATTATTAAAGTTAAGTATTTAATTCATTCCAATTTTTAATATTAGCATGGCAAGATGCCATTACTTTGAGTGCGGCTTCGTGCAATTCTGGAGTCACACCTGCGCAAGCATCAGCAATTACTGTAATTGGAATATAAGGAGCAACAGATTTAATAATCTGATAATTAGCAGATACACAAATATCTGTGCAAAAACCACAAAGCCAAATTTCTTCAAGGTCTGGTGTAAATTCATCTTCACAAAATTCATCCCAATCATACATACCAAAAGTATATTTTTCACAATAATATACAGGTACTTCATTAAATTCACATAGAGCTTCATGACATAACTGCCAACCATCTGTGCCTTTAATACAATGTTTTATTGGTAATTTTTTACCTTCTGCAGTTTCTAAATAATTATCAAAATGAGTATCTTTTGTGAAGATAATAGCCTTAAAATTATTTTTTACGGCATATTTAACTACCTCATGTAAAATAGGAAGAACCTTAATGGCATCTTCATTTCGAAGTGCACCGCGTGTAAAATCTTCTTGTGCATCAATCACGATTAATATTTTATTCATAATACTCCTTAATGATATAATTGAAATTTTTTTGAAATTTGCCATGCTACTTCGTCTGATAGCGGCTTAAAACCAATACAAGTTAAGGTTCTGCCTATACCATTTTCATCAACTTCTTCTGGAGTTAACTCAGTATTACAAGCATCATTAATTAAGAAGAAATCCTTTCCTTCAACTAATCCAATTTCTTCTGCAATTTCTTTTGCTTTTAAAAGTTGATTTTTATTTTTTGCTTCACAAATTGTTTTAGTAAAAATTCCACAAAACCAGTCTTTATATATATTAGCTGGTATGGCTAAATCTAAATGGTATGTATCATATTTATACCAAGCTGGTTCATTTCTAATTTGATTAGAAATAAATGCCCAACTCGCATGAGCAACTTGTGCTGCAAGTTTTCCGGGGCTCATACTAAGGTCTTTTCGTGCAATAATTAACTATCTCATTTTTTCAACAACTCCGTTAATTTTCTTACTGTCATATCTGGACCATAGTACCAATTTAGAAGCCATAAAAGATTAAATAATTCATCACCAACTTCTCTTGGTACAGAAATTGTTGTTTCAGTAGGATGCATAGTGTTTGCATTACATAATTTTACAGTTAATTCTTGAAATTTCATATATATTTCTCCTTTAAGCAGTCCCTGGTGGAGTCGGACCACCCCTAGAAGAGTCAAAGTCTTCTGTACTAGCCGATATACGAAGGGACTATGTTCCCGGATAAGGTCGAAGCACGCCGGGTCGCTCTCTATCATATCAAAGCCTTATAGAGATATACTTCAGGCTGACCCCACTTTTATTGTGGGCAAGCGACACTAGCACGGCTCGAACGTGCATACCCTTTTACAAGTAACCTCGACTTAGCAGGTCGGTGCGTTACCATTCCGCCATAGTGTCAAACAAATAAAACGCCGCGGAAGAGTTGTGGATACTACTCCACCTCTTTCAAGTAGGTTATCCAACGCGGCAAATTCAGATTAACAACAGTTTTGTTGATGGCGGGTACTGGTGTTAATCTTATAATCTTAAAACCTAGACCGTAAGTTAGGGATTTGAACCCATTCAGTTAATGATTAACAGTCATTTCTTTTATCCAATAAATATTTGCTGTAACGGTCTATAACGTCCGGGTGGCGGGATTTGAACCCACAACTTCCTGCTCCCGAAGCAGGCGCCCTACCAAATTGAACAACACCCGGATAGATGCGGCTTTCGCCGCAAGAGGAGATATTCTAATTATTACTTTTGCAACAAACTTTTTAAAGTTGCCTCTTATATATACTCTTTATCTCTCTCTTTCTGATAATATTATATCAGAAATTCTACTCATTGTCAATTATTTGTTCATCCATATCTTCCATACGGCGTTCATCACGAGCAGACCAATGTTCTTTTGGACCCCAAATATTTCCTCGTGTCTTAGAGCGACACAAAGGACATGAACAATGAATCTTATTTTTACTATATTGGTGAAGGTTATCATAATAATCCCAACCATAAGCATTAATTATTTTCCGCTTACGAATGGCTTTCTTCCAATCGTTGTGACGCTTTTCTGCGTGTGTTCTCATTAGCAAGTACACCTCCAACGTTTTTCACCGCCAAGCTGCCGTATTTTCTAATAATACATACAGCCTTTGCAGCCAACATTTTTTCTTTTAGACTTACTAGTTTTGCGTTTACACTTAAAACCCATAAGTATCACCACCAATAAGTAATGAGCGGTGTCCCGTGGTCCCGCCCCACAGCCTTATTACAGACCCATCCCGTTTCCAGCGGGAGGCCATACTCTATGACTTGAGACACCATATGGCGACACGCAGAGGTCTCGCACCCCAATCCTTGCGGATCCAACCGCTTTCGAGGCGGAGCCGGCGCGCTTGTCCGGTTTACGTGCCATTATATCAAATCATCCTCCATAAGAATGACTTGTTTACCATGCGCAATAGCATATTTAATTTCACTTCTTGTGCTATTTCCAACATATCCATCTTTATTGATTATATATATAGCATCTGCCATATCAATCTTTCTCTTATGTATGTCATCTAGCATTACTTTTTGTTCTTCCGTGAAAGTATCGCCAGCGTGACCAAAACACCCAACGGATATAACAATATTACCCATAAGGGTAAGTTCGCGGTTGACACGTTCAAAGTCCTCCTTAAATCGAGTGGAACCGCATAGCGTTATCACCTTGTAATTCCCTATCATTTTTATCCTCCATAATCCAAGGAAAGAAATCCAACAATGCGCCTTTCAAATGATTTTGACATGAACATACTCCACAATAATAAGTCCATTCTGTACATTCATTATCACTTAAACGAGTTGCATTATTTAAATCATTTTTTCTTACGCCCAATACTGAACCACAATTATTACAGGTTACAGTAAATTCATCTACTTTCTTTGCGGCTTTGATTATTCTCATTTTTCTTTGCCCTCAATTCTTTTCTTATATCCATAAGTACCGAAAGAATCCATAATAGTAATATATAAATTATAGTTCCAAATATTACTGCTAAAATACAAATACTTCTAATACATTCTTCTATACTCATATTATCTCCTTAAAGAGGTTCCGATAGGAGTTGAACCTACTAACAAGGCGTTTGCAGCGCCATCCCCGGCCGACGAGGGTCGGAACCTATATTACGCTTTTTAAGTTATCATGCACGGATAAGCGTTAACCGCTAAGGTTCTCCATTAATACGTCATGATACATATTAACTTCATTGAAAGTGGAGTCACGGGGAATCGAACCCCGACTCTCTGCTTGCAAGGCAGAAGTGCTAACCGTTATCACTATGGCCCCATATGACTCGCTGAGCATCCTATTGGCGCGCTTTCACCTTGCGGGACCTCTATTGCTTTATTGCTGGCAGAATTTGAACCATTAACCATAGCGAGTTGCTTTCCATAACGACACCTGCTGAAAAACTTTTTGAAATGACAGGTAAGTGCCTGGGGAGGGAGTCGAACCCACAAAACCTCGGTTCTAAGCCGAGTACCTATACCATTCGGTTACTCAGGCATATAATAGGTGGAGTCCTTCTCCATTTGCTGCCTTTGAAACAATCGCGGGTCTTATGCCGTCCTTCTTTAAACGAACCTATTATATCTCTCGGAAGTATTTACAGTGTTACCGAGTCTCACCTCATTAACTATAATCGCACCACTAATTGTAAATTGTTTAATAAAATAGAGCTGACGCGCACTCTATATGCGCTTATTCTTTTAATTAATTGCATCTTAGCGCATAGTACCTAACCTGGGATTCGAACCCAGACTGAATTGGGTTTGAGCCAACTTCCTCTGCCAATTGGGATAGTAAGGCATAAAGCAGGTCGACTAGGACTCGAACCTAGACCAACGGTTTTGGAGACCGCCATGCTACCATTAAACACCATCAACCTGTGGTCACGGGTAGCCTACGGGTTATCTGCGCTGGCTTTTACTCTCATGGCCGTATTGGCCACCTACGCACCTTTGAGCTTCCCGCCTGTGTGGTCGGGCATCCTGGAATCGAACCAGGAACCTCAGACTTATCAGGTCTGCGCGCTAACCGATTGTGCCAATGCCCGATAATTGCGGCATTACCGCAATTCATTAATTAAATTACAAATTCGTTCACAAGAATGTCCATCGCATTTATTTGCTACTTTATTTATTACATCTAACTCTACTTGAGTTAGGGTATTAATAGAACGTAATAAGTTTAATAATTCTTTTTCATTGGTAGCATATTTTGAACTATATTCTTGTGGATATTGCATATACATTCCACGATAAGTAGCATAACCGGTTTGTTTTTCAAATAATATAGCAGGTTTATTTAGAAGATAACCATCAAATATAATGCTACTATAATCAGTTATTACTACATCGCAATCATATAAATATGGATTTGAAGGTTCAGAAGAAGAAATCTCAATAATATGTTTATAAGGCTTAGTTAATATAGTTTTCCCGCGCATATGATTTTTGATAACAAAAATTTCATCATTGGTTAATTCATGATCGAGCCAAGTCAAATTAAGATTAAAATTAGATGGCTCATCTGGTTCTCTAAATGTGGGTACATATAAATATGCACGTTTAGTTGCTAAAATAGTATGTCCATCACCTTTAATTTTATTAATAAAAGTATCTGTTCTTGGCATACCTAATGGTAAAATTCTTTCAGCAGGAAGATGCGTGCATTCTGTCCACATTTCAATATTATTATCTCCTGCGGCAATAACATAATCAATTTTATCAGTTAGTGCCTTTTCAATATAGGGTTTAGGTTGATTATAACCAATATATTTACCACCTTGAATTGCGTGCCATATTAAAATATTCTTTTTAGCAAATCGTCTTGGAAACTCATCTATAATCATAATATCATAATCTTTATCATTTATTTTCATGAACTAACTATAATCATAAATGCCAAGATACTATTTTTCACCCTAATAAGCATCATATAAAGCAGAAATATTTTCTGCTCGACCATATGGTCGTGTGCCCGCGAATAACACTGGTTTACTCATTATCTAACACTTCCCAAACATCTTCACCAGGAATCAAAGCACAGCCACCCCAACTTCCATGAACTTGTCCAGCATCATCAATATATTCTACAGTTCCTTCTTTACCAGTATATTGAGGTTCGCCTTGCATAATAATAATACGAATTTTATCACCGATTTTCAGCATTTTTAGTTACCTCATTTACATAATTACATAAATACATAAGAAATTCTGAATCTTCCATATGAAATGGGTCATGTCCATGCTCATTAATATATGCACCAATTGCATTACACATTAATTGACTAAGTCGCCAATCTGGTACAGCAGACCAAATAGTTCCTAAAGTATTACAAAATGGCATAATTCGTTTTGGATCTCTCATATCATTCTCCTTTCATATATATATTATAGTATAATTTTATATAAAAGTCAAGTGCCCAGAGTTGGAGTCGCACCAACTAATAGCAGATTTTCAGTCTGCAGTGTTTACTGATTCACCATCTGGGCATATGGGTGCTAGATGGGACTCGAACCCACTACACGTAGAGCCACAATCTACGGCCTATCCGCTTCGGCTTCTAGCACAGTACCGGAGTAGGGAGTCGAACCCTAATCAAGAGATTAGAAGTCTCTTGTCGTATCCGTTGGACCACACCGGCATATGGTGCGCCATACAGGAGTCGGACCTGCCTAAGCCGCATTAAAAGTGCGGTGCCTAACCGATAGGCTAATGGCGCGTATTTAGTATTTGGTAAATCTCCTATGTTTATGTTTCATAATATAACATCTCCTTATATCTTATTCCATTCTTCATCGGAATAGGAATTAATTTCTGATTTCTTTGAAGGTAAATTTTCAGCGATACACCATTTGCGAATAGCATTATCACTTACATTAAACATTAATCCTACTTGAACTAATGGATTTTTTCGAATTAATTGCTTTAATTCTTCACGAGAAGGACGTTCTGTTCTACGTTGTGCCTTATGAGCACATTCTTCACATAAGACCCCTTCACGACTTTTTTCTTTACCACATATTTTACAATAATATTTTTTAGCATGTACTTCTTCGCGCAATTGATTTGCAATATCTTCATTATATGTATCTTTCCAGTTGTCTGGAACTAATAATTCATTTGCGTGAATACCACGATGACAATTCGCACACACTAAAATACATTTTTTTAATTCAATTAATTGTGATTCTAAAGATTTTGTAACATGGTCTGTCATGATACCAAAAGATTTTTCTTCTGGATTTACATGATGGAATTCTAATGCAGATTGCCATTTATCAAATCCACAAATACAACATTTAGAACCAAAAACTTTAATTAAATTACTTTTTCTTCTTTTAATAAAATCAATAACTACTTGTGAATTACTCATATTAATCCACCTCCTTCTAACTTATAAGTTATAAGTTAAAAAGAAGATTAATCTTTTTATTTCGAGTTCAAAAATTTTTTTTAAATGCGCCATCGGGGATTCGAACCCAACGGACTCCCGGTTTAAGAGACCGGTACTCTGACCAGACTGAGTTAATGGCGCATATTCCGTGGCTCTTTTACTTCGCCACGGCGAAGGTTATTCTCACTACCGCGAACAACTTTAAAGGGCGTCCGATTTTCCCGCGTAGCAACGGTTATTAACGGCTGCAGGTTTGATTTCTGGAGCTTAACCTACTGAATATCTCCGAAGCCTTTTCTTATCGTATTCTCCTTATCGGTAGCTACATTGGCCGTCCACACTAGAGGTCTCGAACCTCTAAACCTTCCGGATGTAAGCCGGATGCTCTACCAATTGAGCTAAGCGTGGATATGGTGGAGCTGAGGGGAGTTGAACCCCTGTCCATACTACAATCAATATTAAGAAATACTTACACGATAGTCAGTTTGAGAAACTGACAAACAAAGGGATGATCTTCCACCAATCCGTTCTTTCGACTTTAAACGGATAAGATAAGCTGGCCCGAAGCCAATCCGTTAGTTAATCTCTGAGCCGCAAATACTTACCAACTAACAGGTGTATTGTTTAAGCGCGATAGCGGAATCAAGCCGCCATTAGTTCGCAATCGAAATAATCTTCGTCATTTATTGTTTGTTGCTGCTTAAGGCGCACCGCCTACCCGTGTTCTTAATACATATCATAGCTGTCGAAACCAAAACAGCCCCATATTAAGGATGCCAGTCTTTAATAGTAATGACTAGACTATCATTAGAACCTTCGCTAGAAATATTTTCTATTTCATAACTTTTTACTTCAAATTCATCTATTTGTTTACCAATATAAACCGTGGCATCTAAATCTGGACTTTCAAGTAAAATAGTTTGAACTAAATCTCTAACTGTCATTCTAATTCTCCTTTATTTAAAGTGGAGCCGGTACCCAGATTTGAACTGGGGACCCCGAACTTACCACGTTCGTGCTCTTCCTACTGAGCTATACCGGCAAATAAGTCTCCCGTGGACGATTCGAACGCCCATTTAGTGATCCGTAGTCACTCGTTCTATTCCCTTAGACTAACGGGAGATAAGTGCACAATAAGGGACTCGAACCCTTACGCCATTTAAGACACATGATCCTTAGTCATGCCTGTCTACCAGTTCCAGCAATCGTGCATATTGGTGCGCCGGGATGGAATTGCACCACCGATGTATCTTACGTGGCAGATTTACAGTCTGCGGCCCTCGCTGCTAGGCATACCGACGCATATAATCCCAACCGCTTTTTCATCGCATATTTACGACACGTGATTCTATTAGCACGAAAACGTTTTAAATATCAGTTGGGATAAAGAGCCTCCAGACGGATTCGAACCGCCATACACTGCTTACGAAGCAGCAGTATTAGCCGTTATACGATAGAGGCATAAAGTACCGAGTGCTCATACTCACCTATGATATTACTATCATATTCTTCTGTTTTCCCCTCGGTACATTAAAATTATAATATAATTTTGAAATAATGTCAAATCTTTGGTTTTTTCTTAAATATTTCATAAAGAAAAGCTATTAAAATTAGGGCGCCAACAATAATGGCGCCCCATTCTGTATCAAATAAAACCTACATAATAAATTCCATATTAATCACCCTTAATCGAAACAGTCACCCGCGTGATTAACTACTACACTAACCCCCAATGGAGTATCATAATCTTCTAATGTTGTCACTGGTTTTCCTGCACGTTTCGGTGTCTTTCCTTTAGGTTGTGGACTTGGTTCTGGAGTTGGTGTAGGAGAAGGAGTGGACGTATTAGTTGGCTTTGTCGTTGGCCGCTGCGTTGCGGTTGGACTGGGCGTTGGTGCTTTAGTAGGAGTAGATGTAGCAGTTGGTTGTGGAGTCGGAGTATTCGTTGGTTTTACTGTAGGCCGCTCTGTTGGTGTTGGAGTTGGTGTTTGAGTTGGCTTTACAGTAATTTTAGGAGTGTTTGTTAGTGTAGGACTTGGAGTTGCAGTAGGTGTAATTGTTGGAGTCGGACTCGGTGTATTTGTAGGTGTTGGACTCGGACTTGGGGTCGGAGTAGGTGTTACTGTAGGGGTTGGAGTAGGACTCGAACTCGGTGTTGGAGAAGGAGCCGCTGTTGGGGTTGCCGTGGGTGTAAGACTCGGATTCGGAGCTGCCGTGGGTGTAAGACTCGGATTCGGAGTTGCCGTTGGAGCAGGTGAAGGACTCAGAGTAGGAGTCGGTGTTGCTGTGGGCGTTGATGTGGGTGTAGGACTTGGACTTGGACTCAGTGTAGGAGTTAGGGTCGGAGTCACCGTGGGTGTTGGACTCGGTGTTGCTGTTGGAGTAGGCGATGGAGTCGGTGTTGGTGTTGGGGTCGCCGTAGGAGTTGGACTTGGTGTAGGCGATGGAGTTGGACTAGGAGTAGGTGTAGGTGTTGGAGTTGGGCTTGGCGTAGGAGTAGGTGTCGGTGATGGTGTGGGAGAAGGAGTAGGAGTTGGAGTGGGTGTTGGGGTAGGTGACGGAGTTGGACTTGGAGTAATTACTGGCGGTGGAGTCGGTGTAGGCCTTCCAGGGTCATCAATTTCATTAATAATTGTATAGTTTCCATTTCCATCATCATTTACTGCTTGTAATTTATAATTAGCTGTAGCAATTTCTTCCACTTGTACTAAACCTTCTTCTACATCATCAATAGTAATTGTTTTACCAACACCAAGAGTATATGGCTTGCCATTAATTACAATAGCAAACCTCGGATGAGTTTTATGTAAAATACCAGTATGATGCCATACCTGTTTTCCATTCTGGCTAATCCAGAATAAGCGTTGTCCTTCTTGTAAAGGAATTTCAGAAAATGGCATTACATTTTCTGGAGAAAAGACTTCTAATAGTCTACCCGTCATTTGATCGCCTGGTATAGTCGGATCATATATTAATTGGCTCTCAGTTATATCTGATAAATCACTAGGTGCACGATACATAATGCTAGGAAGAGTACCGCCGGTAGAACCACTTTTTAATTGATATAAGCCAGTAGCGACTCCATTTTCATTTACAAATAATACCCAGTTTTCACCATTACCGCAATGATTAGAACGATGTCCTTCTTTTGATGTTAAATGTTCCCAGTTAGTAATATCAGGTTTCCATTTTCCACCGCCAGCATAAAATGTAACCTTATCCATTACATCACATCGTACTTGCCAAATTTCACCTTTTAATTCTTTGGTTACAGTAATAGTATGTGTAACTGGATCCAAATCAGTGGGTGTCGCGGCGGAAGGATTACTTTCGGATGTTACTGCGACAATACCACATACTAATAAAAAAGTCAGTAAAATAGCAATTATCTTTTTCATTCGCCTTCCTCCCATCTTACAATTACACGATACCAATATTGGTAATTGTCTAGAGTTATAATAAATGTATATGTTTGTTCATTACCATTAGCTTCAACATAGTACCAATTTTCCTCATCGGTTGAGTATTGCCAGAAAAACTCTAAAATATCTTCTGGTTTAAAGTTTACTAATATAGCGGTTAAAGTTATTTCATCCCCTATACGAACCGGTCCAGTTGGACCCACAATGTAAACTTGACGTTCAAAAGTAATGGTAATTTCGCCCCAATCATCATCATCAATTTCATATAAATCTGTTGGGGTAGCTGGATTTTCTGCTAAAGCATAGCCGCAAATACAACTAAAAATTAAAATAAATGCAATAATCTTTTTCATACAATCTCCTTTATATATAAAAAAAGAAGGCGCAATTATGCGCCTTTAATATAGAAACAAATGTAGTATACTCCAGGCTCATAATCGGTAAAATCAGTAATTACATTTCCTTCTTCAGTTGTAGGAATTTCCTGCTTTACAATAGCCTTGGAATCAATAATGAGAATGAAGGGTTCATGTTCAGTTGTAATTTCGAGTGGAAGTATCCATTCAATTTTTTCATACTTCTGATCGAGTGTCACCTGCAATGCTTCAAGTAACACATATCCTTCCGTTTCATCTTTTACTTCTTCTAGACGTTTCAATACCTCAGGCCAACCTTCAGTTTCTTCAGCAAGTTCAAATTCTACTTGTGGTTTACAGCTAATTGTCTTTTTAAATGTAGGAGAATTAGTTGCAAATGCATATAGTGGAATCAAGATAAGTACACATAGGATAGCAAGAAACTTTTTCATATATATACCTCCAAATTATAGTTAAAATAAGAGGGCGTCCGATGACTACCCTCGGTGCTCCAAGACGGAGTGTTCGGTTCGTGAGTTTTAAGACATTGGATACCACTGGTCTAACTGGTGCCCGGGGCCGGACTTGAACCGGCATGCTCTTGCGAGCGACAGATTTTAAGTCTGTTGTGTCTACCAATTCCACCACTCGGGCGAGTGCCGCACCTTGCGGTTGCGGCCGAGAGCATTCTCTTTATATACCGCGTGCTCTTTGCGGTTTAGAAGCATATAAACCATTTCTACTTAGCTTCTGTTGATGTTCTAGAATATCAAGTTTTTTTGTACGGTTAACCGAAGCGCTTCAATTATCGGCCATTAATTCGCGCTTGCCCCCAAGGTACGCTTGCTCGTCAGCAGAGGCGCTGGCAGGTCTATTGTCCATACGGGATATTCATCCCGTTCTTGTTTAGAGAACTTCCCAGAGTCAAGAGAAACTCATCTACGGTACGCTTGCTGGGATCTGTTTTGTGTATGTCCCAGCGGTTTGAGCGACGTAGGGGTGGACCCGGCGCATTTCACGCAGCCCAAATGGTAGTTTTTACTCATACTGGAGATTGTATTAAAGAAAATGTCAACTAGTATAAGCCAGCATCCCGCTGAACTACATTTTCTTTTACAAAGCATGTACTCATTAAGCACGTACCAATTGGCTGTTTTTCAAATTCCACTTAGATTACCTCGTGATTCAAAGGCATACTTTCAGCCACTAACATCGTAATCACCAATTACTTGCTTTATCTTTGTTTCGCCCATAAAGCATAATTAGCGCGACTCGTTCTCTCTGTTTTTTACTTGCAGCCTGATACGAGATATCAGCAATGCAAGGGTGAAAAGTCTATTTTTTACTTGTCAAACTGCTATCACCATTGAAAGCGCAAGTTGGTAGTGAATCCCGTGTTTAACGTGCGTTCCTTCACTACTAGGCCCAACACGTGTCCGTTTCATATGGTAGAATACCTCGACCGGTGCAGGCACCGAGCGGTACAACGGCTCATACTACCAAAAATACTAGGCACCTAATTATCCTATCAAAATAATACTTTTAAATGATATATGTAATATTTGCTGCAAGTGCCTATTTCATTCATCTTACATATATATTATATCGTAAATTATAATATATGTCAAATGTTAATTACGGCCATTCTCCAAGAGGCATACCTAAATTTGCACGTTCTACGTCAGTATTCCAAAATACACCATCTGTAGCGGGGCCAATTAGTAATTCATTAGCAATATTTTCATATAGAGTACTAATAATGCCGTGACAATCATTTAGATTATCCGCCGCAAACTGAACTACGCAATTTTTAAATACTACATAAGTAGTGCCAATCCATTGATAGCCTTCTTCTGCAGGACACACTGCATAAGCAAAAGCAGGATTTCCTTTAAAAGCGGTTTCAAATAGTTCAACTTTGCTTGTAAAAGCACGATTAGAAGGAGTGCTATCAATAATAATCTTCATTTTTACATTACCAAATGAAATCTCATTTGGAAGAATCTATTGAAGAGCAGCAACCTTATCGCCATTATTACAAGAAAGAACTACAGATGGTTCAGAATAATCGACATTAAATGCGATTAGAGGATCACCATCAAATAATGCTTCTAGTTTACGAACAGCGATTGTCCAAGGGGGTAGAATTTTTAGTCTGTAATCTTTCATGTGTTATACCTCACTATAATAAGAATATGCACTTACTTGGCTTCCTTATATACCCTTCTCCCCTCAATGCCACATATCGTTACTGACCTGCCCACTTGTTAATTCAAGCGTTCTTAATTGCTTACGCGGCAGGTTTCGCGCCGGTGGTAGTGTAGTGCGAATTAATGTTAAGGGTTTCCATTCACCATCGAATGGAGAGTACCCAGTACGGGAATTGAACCCATATTTCTTGCTTGAGAGGCAAGTAGCCTGACCATTAGCTGAACTAGGCATACAAGGTGAGAATAATCTCAGCCTTGCTGAAAAATATCGGAGAACCGTCACTTTCTCCCAAGTACCCCGTCCGAGAGTTGAACTCGGTACTTTGGCTTGAAGGGCCAACGGCTTAAACCGGCTGCCACACGGGGCATATAAGGAAGGGCACGTTTTATAGTGCGGTGCCCAAGCACTATATGCGATAAAAACAATGGCAACAACTAGCATCTGTGTAGTTACCTCATTGAAGCGGCCTCTGAGAGAATCGGACTCCCATCAAGCGGTTAATTGCGCGATGCTGGACTTGCACCAACTAATCTCTATTGTATCGCACCAGCCGCCCGCTCTACCACTGAGCTAAGAGGCCATAGACCCAATTGGGTCAAATAGATAACCATTCTTTATCAGAATAATTATTAATCTCTTTTTTAGTATTGGGCAAATGTTCCGCTTTACACCACTTACGGATAGTATTATCTTGTACTCCAAATTGTTTACCAATTGTAGTAAATGGTATAGTACGTATTAAAGACTTTAACTCTTCTCGTGAAGGGCGTTCACATATTCTTCGTGCCCTTGCCGCACATTCTGGACATCTAATAGCATTATAATCTATTTGTTTTCCACAATCTACACAATGATTTAAACGAGCAATCATTTTTTCATTTCTATCATTAATTAATTGTTGAGCCAATTCTTCATCAAATATATGCTCTTTAGGATTTTTATAATAGCCACAATGTATTCCTCTATGACAATTAGCACAAAGTAGAAAACATTTTCTTACTTCATTTAAGTCAGTTTCAATATCGTGACATGTTCCTTTAGAAGCTAAACCATAATCTTTTTCATTAGGATCTTCATGATGAAACTCTAAAGCATCCGGAAAACTATTAAATCCACAAATCTGACATTTGCCGCCTAATACATTAATTAAATTAATTTTTCTACGTCTACGATAATTAGACACATCTTCTGCTCTACTCATAATAATTCCTCCTATGAATTAAAATGTGGCCGATGATAGGAGCATCTTAATCTCGTTGGTCATGACTCCAACGCTACCCACTAAGAGGGATTTTCTCCCTCTCAACATAATAATTATACTGTAATTTTTACTTAATGTCAAATATTAAGTTATGGCAGATTAGGTCCACCGCCTGGATGTGGCTTATGTGGGTTGCCATGACCAGGATCATGATCGCAGCCGCCGCCCATTCCATGTCCAATACCCATATCGCCGTGATGCATACCAGGATTTCCAGCAGAAGCAACAACATTTTCTGCATAATCAAATACAAGTTTTTCCGCCATCGGTGTCACATATACTTTCTTCATATTTATTCGCTCCTTTAAATTAAATATAACCGCATACTGAATTATCAATACTATGTATATCAGTATATCTTGTTTCACACTTCCACCAAGCAGTTGTGGCTTGATCTGTTAAAGTGCCTGCGCCGCCAGAGGCCACTACATTATCAGAATAATCAAATTCTAATTTCTCTGCTAATGGTGTCTTATATTCTCTCTTCATATTAATCACCTCTTATGGAGTGGGTGGTTCATCTACCCAAATATCTGTTTCAGTTGTATTACAACCAAAATATCCATCGGTATATAAACGATATTTATGACCGCTACCGGATGCCACGACTGTTTCTGTATAATCAAAAGTTAACTTTTCTGCAACCGGTGTAATATATTTTCTCATATTAATCTCCTCCTCTATATTGTTTTGGTACTTCTTCATATTGTTGTATATCATGCGCAAAGCGCAAAATATTAATAGGAAAACTAACTTTGCCTGTATATTGTAGGCATCGTTTTATTTCTGGATTACCCAGGGCTAAATTACTTGGAACAATTTCATTTTGTAATTCAATATAAAAGATTCGCGCACCAGACCACGCTTCTTGTATATATTGCGGCCGCTCTACTACTGTTTTAAGGAACCAATAATAAAGAGCGATAGCAATTTGATTTATTTCAGTAGTTATATTTACTTTATTTTCTTTACCAATCTTTATTGTATGTAAAGCATTTAATGCAAGTGCACGAGTCTGATCACGATATAATACTACTGAATTATCTTTTTGTGTAAGGGAATTATCATTAGATATCCATTTAATAATTGGAGTATCTACATACATAAATTCTGTTAACAATCGGCAAGCACGATTAAATCCAACATCTTCATCCATATAACTGCTTTCGGCGCAGAATGTAATGTTATGTTTTTCAATAAACTTACGTTTATAAATTTTACCATGCATCCTATTATCAGTATGTTTTGTTAATTCATCCTTATAATAATAGAGCCAACAGAACACATCAACTGAATGATTTTCTTTAATTACTGGTATAATTTCTTCTTGCACTTCTTTTGAAATGAAGATATCACCAGTATCTATAAAGGCAAAATATTTATTTGATGTATGTTCAATTCCTACTTGGCGCGCATATCCCGGTCCATGATTTTCATCATAATGTATTAAAGTAATTGGATAATTAATACAATCTGGAAATATTTCATTGCATCCATCTTCTATTACTGTAACTTTAAATACATTATAATTAATAGATTCTAATGTTCGTAGTAATCCTTCATAGTTTTTATAATAAGGAATAATAAGGTCAATCATTTTTGATTTCTCCTATAAAGCGATTTATATTTATACGAGGATAGATACTACTAGTTTGCTTTAACAGTATTGGCATCATTGATTGATAATGATGATCAAAACTAATTTTATTTATCTTTTCATATTGTCTATAAATATTATAATAATAATCTCGTATAAATTCCATATTATATTCTAATAATTCTGGCGCATTTTTCGCGCACCTTAAATAATCATGATATAATTGAATAAAAAAGCGAGTAACATGGTCTTGTACTTTATGAGGATTAATGCTATTTTGCTTAGCATTTGCTACAATAGTTTTAAAATTATATACTATTCCTTTAATTGCTTTAGAATATAAATTAGTATGTGTAATTGAGGTCGTATCTGGAACATATTTACATAATGTTATTTTATTAGAAAATTTATGTAAAACATGTTCTTGCTCATAATTATGATAAAGATTCAAATAACATTGTTGCATAAAACATAAATCTTCACCACAGTATGAAGCATCCTTGCTTGTATCAAATGCTATATTATATAATTCTAAAAACTCACGTTGGAATATACTACCATGCATAGACCACATATCATTTGAAAAATGTTTTTTAGCCTCTGGATTATACCATGAGAATGAATATATATAAGCATCATTATTAGCAGCTATAGTCTTTAATGCAATACTCATAGATAATTTAGAACTAACTTTATCACCAGCATCTAAAAACATAATATATGGAGAGGAAGAATGGTTTATTCCTTTTTGTCTAGCAGCACCCGGGCCACCATTAGCATTCATTCGTATAAATGTTACTCCTGGATATTCTTTTTCTAATATAGAAATATCACAATTAGTAGAACAATCATCTACTACAATTACATGAAGGTTCGGAAAACTTTTATAAAAGGTAGAATTAATAGTATCACGTAATCCATTTATATTATTATAATGCGGAATAATGAAATCTAAATCAAATGAATCCTATACATTTCTTTGTATTTCTATATTTCTATACTTATTTACTATTGGTAAAGTGCGCCATTTTGGATTTGCGGCAAAATGTGCCACTGAAGTAGAAATAGCAAATCCTTTTTCACTGGTATATTGATTTACATTATATGATTTATCAATAATCAATATATGTCCTTGACAAGTATCATTGATGCATCCCTATTCTGCATTAAGATAATAATAAGTATTTAAATTCTATAGAAGTAAATCATCCATATGGTCATCGCGCAATTTCTATAAATTAAGCATTGCAACACCCATGTTTATATATGTAGTAGTGCCTTTTGTATACTATGGTTCGGTTGTGCCCGCGAAATAATAATCAGTCATATCTAAATCCCATAATTCAGATATATTATGTTTTACTATTGTATCATTATCAATAGTAAGTATTTTATCTAAATGCAGAAAAATCTTGGTAAATACTACACGTAATAATACCATATAACTACATCTATTTTTCATATTGGGACAAGTTTCTTCGCTAAACCACTACTGATTACTTACATTTATACACTCAACTTCGGGCGGTAATTCATATGGAAACTAATCATCTTCAATGAGAAAATAAATCTTTTCTACATTAGAATGAATCAAGAGTGATTTCATAGAGGGTATCATATCCTCATATACATTACGTGTTCCACAATAAACTGCTGCTCTCACTCATTTATCCTCCTTTATACACAAATAAGCGGCATATTTCTATGTCGCTAAGTAGCAGGTATGGGAGTCGAACCCATCAAGCACTGGTTATGAGCCAGCTGACTCAACCGCTCGTCTTACCTGCGATAAAACTAGACACGCTCATCTTCCCGGAGCCGACCCGGTGCTTTTTTCTAAATTGCCAGAATTAAGAAGAGTTGCTGACGTGTCTCGGCACGCGACTATACAGGGAATCGAACCCTGGTTTTCCGGTAGACAGCCGGATGTAATAACCTCTATACGATACAGCCAAACTAGACTGACTATAAACGCGCCTCTACCAGTTGGGCTACCGCCTCATGGTGAGGCGACTTGGATTCGAACCAAGACTGTACGTGCTCCCAATGCAAAGAAGGATTGCTGACCAGTCTAAAGAGCACCTAACGGGATTCGGACCCGTGAACCGAACTTGGCAAGCTCGTATGTTACCACTACATCATAGGTGCGCGCCCGTATTTTCTGGAGATACGGAACTCACTGTGACGTCTGCATCCGTAGAGGAGTTGAACCTCAGCTCAGTCCGATTTCGGCCGGACCTAGGCTGCCGTAGCCTGACCAGGATGATAAAATTGTCCTACTCCGAACTTCATATCGGTGCGCCGCATCCGCTACTTCTCAGACGGTTTTTCCCACTCTTCTTAATGTACGTGGGCGAGAACTCTATACACATCGTTTCCTCCCTACGGTTTTCGGACAATGTTCTTTGATTTAATCCTCTTTTATAATGCGCCGATCAAATGCTAGAAGAACGTTCTAAACTTTGCGCCTAGACTCTAAATTTCTATTGCACTACCAACTGTGCGATACACGCTGTGCGTATAATAAGACTTGAACTTATGACAGATAGACTTCAATGTTGCTGCTAGAGTCTAAAAGTAGGGTATCTGGGACTCGAACCCAGGACCGCTGGTTTATAAGACCAGAACTCTAACCTACTGAGTTAATACCCATCATTCACTTTACATTAATATTATACTTAAAATTACACATAATGTCAAATATAAAATTCCCGCAATTCTTACTAAACCATTTGCGATAGCGTTCGGAACTGCGGGAATCAGCGTTCGCAGATTCGCATGTCTGTTCACGCTAGCGATGTCTCGTGTCGCCTTACGTATACTATTGTCGGTGTATAAATATCCGCACGCACATCTTTTAGGAGCGCGTCGCGGCGGCTCCCAGTTCTGCCCACCTAGGATAGACTCACAGGGTTATGACTCCTGGCAGCAATTCAAATAGGTAACTTGCACACCCTCTCCCTTTTATCGCGATCGGTAAGAGAGAAACCGAAGAGCACCATAGCAGATTTGAACTGCCACCCGCTGCTTGGAGGGCAGTGATGCTACCGTTACACCAATGGTGCGTGGCAGCCCGCCTGGGAGTCGAACCCAGTCCGTTCGCTTCAGAGGCTGCGGTTTTAGAGACCGCCTGTGCAGCCGCACACCTACGGGCTACGAAAAGGCTGATATGGCTCAGCCATAAGCCTTAGAATCTCAATAGATTACCAAAGAAGTCAAATAGAGAGGGAATTTCTTCACCATTTTCCACTGTATAGTGGTAGGTGCCATACTTCTTGCAGAAGCTTTCGAGTTCTTCCCTATAAGCTTTCTGTGCTGCAAGGTAATTTTTACGTGCTTCATCTACCTTGGTAGCAAGAGCCTTACGTTCTGCTAGCTCCTTTTCTCTTTTTTCCTTAGCAACTGCTAGTTCACGTTCTCTCTTAATCTTTTCAAGATTCTCTTTTTCTTTTGCTTCAAACTCTGCTCTTTCACAAGCGTCAGCTGTGTCATAGAATTTGTTTAGCTTTTCACTGTAATACTTCATACTATAAGCCTCCTTATGCTTATAACATATTTTATTTAGAAATGAGATTCCTAACCCTCACTTTCTACATATATTATACAATAAAATTATGCAAATGTCAAATATTAAATCGCATGCCACCCCGCTGGATAAGCTGCCGGACTCCAAATATTATTATTAATAACACTTTCATATACTTGTCCATTAAACATAACTTTATCACCAACCATATAGGCATTTGTACTATCTGGTTGCTCCCATTCAGGAATTTCATTTTCATCCGGAATTAATACTTTTGCCCAAAGACTTGGTGCTGCAACAGGAGTCCAAGACTCCTGTGCAGTATGAGTCTATAAGCATTTATATAATATTCCATCATATTTTATACGCTCATCTTTAACATATTGACCATGATTAGGTGACCATTTAGCAAATAAATCAACCGCTTCAAGTGCATCTTCATCTGTTAAAGATAATGCGGCTTTTTCTATATAGGGGCGTAATTTCTACGCTAATTCAATTAATGTCATAATCAATCAACTCCTAATAGAATTTTTGCGGCTTTAAGTTCTTGTGCTAATTCAGCAATATACTCATCTTTAGTATATTCAACATAATCATATTCATAGCCTTCTTCTGTTCTGCCATCATATGTTTTAGTATAGGGAGAGACATTAGATGCAATGAATACAGATGTTGCAGTCATTTCAATCTCTGGTGGATTTGTTTTTCCACGCTGACGACCATAATTAATCATATATTATCCCCCCATTTTAGCAGTCCATTTAGTAATGTTAGATGTATATGTTTCTCCTTTTGTGGCGTCTCTATATAAGAGGCGTGCACTATAAGATTTTTGAGAAGAGCTATCATAAGCCTGGTCACATGCATAAGCAAATGGACCATCAACTTCTTCAAATCCCCAACTGCCACCAACAGCAACAACAGCATCACCATTTAGACTTGGACTAGTCCAAATATTATCGCCAACTGGTGTTGCACTGTTTGCATTCTGGCATTCAATTGGAAGGTAGAGCCAATCCATATCTTTTCCGCCATAACCCATAGCAGAAATCCAACCATAAGCAGATGGAAGTTTGAAACCAGCAGATTGATATGCATTAGTATCAGAATAATCTGTACTTAGACAAATGAAAGGAATACCGGCATTATTTTGATTAGAGCCAGTAATTTTCATACCACCAATCATACGCCAAATATTACCCCACGGATTTTCCATACCACGATAACTAATTGCACGCTTACCTGCTTCACTATATATAGTGGTAGAACCATTTACTTCATTTGTAGTAGATGCAGCCGGGCCAGAAGTATTGCCTAAAGAGGCAGTAGAACCAGTTAAAGAAGCACAGTTATAATTACTTACACTACTAATAGTGCAAATACCTTTTTCCAATGCGTTTTGTCCATTCATCGTGCCAAATTCAACCATTTGTAGCATTTGAATAGCAGATTCCATCTGCATATTAGAAATGCTCCAACCAGTACCATGTGAACGAGCTGCGGCATCAGCATTACCGATAGTAATATTACTTACAGGTTTTGCACCGGCTTTAGAATGTAAAGTATTATTAGATATAGAGCCTTCATATGCTGGTAATAATGCATATTCTAATTCATTTTCACCAGATTTAAATAATGGATGAAGTTTAAATCCTGCCATTGGTTTATCAGAAAGTAATAATGTTTCTTTACGTACAACAACACCAATAGGACTTACTTCCGTTTTAGTTGGAACACGTTGATAATAGAACTTTGGCTGATATACCATAACTTCACCATTAGAGCCATCATCTTTGTAAGATGAATCTCCATAAAAAGCATTAATAGTACCATTATCAGCTACATTACAACGCATACGACCGCCATACATAGCATATCTATTGAAGTCAGAACCAATAGTTTTTCCATATGCTTCTTGCACACGAGTGCAAGATTTATTTTCATAGTCAATTTCAATGCCAACTACGCCATCAGCGCTATAAGAACCAGACTTAATTAGTGCTTCAATGATAGATTCTTCTGTAATTGAACCTGCAACAGGATTACCATTTTCATCTACTACAATAATATGACCTGCTGCATCTATACCATAATAAATAGTTGAACCACTACCGCTTCCACCGCCAGATGGAATCGCGGCAATAGCATTATTTACATAAGTAGTAGTTGCATAATTATTTAAAGTAGAAATATCTACTTTATTAGCTAATGCACTAGTATCTGCTTTTCCAGCAAGAGCAGTATTCATATCTGTAGTAGTTACATAGATATTTAAAGAAGAAGTATTTGCTTTTTCTGCTAATGCATCTGTTACTGCTTTTTGAGTCATATAACCATCAGTATTTTGTCCAGTTGTATTATATACTTCTGGTAAGTTAATTTGTGCTTGTTGTGCTGTTTCTAATGCTGCTTGTGCAGCCTCAAGTAAATCATCTGCTTCTTCCTTTGCAGTTGCAATTTCAGTTGCGGCTGCTTCAACTGTAGCAATTGCAGTTTCTGCGTCTTGTTCTGCTTTTTCTGCTTTTGCGGCGGCAGCATTAGCAATACTTACATATGTCTCAGTCTATCCTTGTGGAGTCATTGCTCTCGCTAACATAACATCAATAATATCCATTATCAATCACCTTCCTAGACTGGAGTCATACTATTCCATTCCTTATTACTGTTAGCAATAAATACCTACATACCATCTACTACAATAGCAACAGAACCCAAGTTAATTTGGGAGGCCGGAATTTTTGCTAAATCTGCTGTGGTATCACAGAAAAATTCATTCGTGATTTCATTATCTAATGAACCACGCTTTGTCATTTTATATGCCATTTGTATCACTTCCTTAAATTAAATTGGGACTATTCCCTATTTTTAGGTAGAAATATAATAATGTATAAATAGTAATTTGTTGGGATATTAAAAAAAGACGCTTATGCGTCTTAATTAATAAATAGCATCAAATAATCTGGTTCAAGACCCAAATCACTTCGAAGAATCTCTTCTGCAAGTCCTAAATCTCCATTATAAAATGCTGTCTCCATATCTATCGCGGCTACTCGAATAGTTTCAAGTTCTTCTTCTACTGTAAGACCATCTCGTTTAGCCATCATTATAGCTAGTTCATTCAAATTTTGTGGCATTTGTTCCAACCTCCTTTGGGCACATCAAACTATCTGGGCATCTAATATTAGTCCAATCTATTCGTAACATTTTTTCTTTGCCTTCATATTGAAGAATAGTTACATCATAGCCCAATGCACGTAAAGCATCGATTACATGAGTATTAAAGTTACCAGCATATAAAATATGAGTACCGCCATGCTGAACACTATCAAGAATACGAACTTCAATATGAGTATAAAGTGAGAAGTCTTCTGGTGAAGTAAGATATGAAATTGCGCGTGCTTCAAGCGCAGTAAATAATGTTAACATGATTGTTTCCACCAATAAATTGCTTCACTGCGTGTTTCTGTAGGAATAGACTCATATCCGCAATTATCACATTCTACCCACCAACTATTTTTCTTTTTAGGTTGCAATTGATGATGAATTTTATAAATTCCTTCGCCACATTTACAGCAATACATGGATTCAAACCATGCTTTATGAGATTCAATTTCTTCTTCGAATGTAATCTTCATTCTTTTTCATCTCCTCTTCTACTTCTAGCATAACTGTTTTATATGCTATTTCTTCCCAATTAGAGAATTGATATCCGCAAAAATTACAATGAGATGGGATTCCAAATTGTTTTACCATACAATTTGAACAGTAATAATTATTTCCTTTTAAGATTAAATTAGCTACCATATTAACTCCTTAATCCCATAAATGCGGTAAATCTTCACTTAAAAACTTAAATGTTTCAATATTATATAGTTCGTCTGCTAAATGAATTTCATTTTCGCGTGCAAAGTATTTATCACGAAGTTCTTTTTCTTCTTCTGTGAGCTCATGGCGCCATATAGTATCACCATTTTTATCAGTTTCTACTATACGAGTGCGCTCCATCATATTATGAAAATCTTCATAATATTCATTACGTTCTGTACCAAATAGAATATCATGGGAATTGGCGCAACGTTCAAGACGATTAGCAAGATAATTGAGATATTCACGCCATTCTTCTATGGTATTCCAAGGTTTCTGACCTGGATAGCCTACGTTATGGAGGGCGAGATAGCGCAATGCGGCCGCCCCAACCCGCGGGTACCAATCGCAGAAATTCCAAACATCTACGTAGGCATATCCATAGCGGCCGCGGTGTAGAAAGTTCCGAATATTCCAATATAGGTCGTGAATCCATTTCCATGGATGTGTCATATAATACGTCGTACGATACGGGAACGTATTCACTGACAGCTGATTGCATTTTTTCAACTGCTGCTTTGACTTTTTCATTTATTTCTTTTAACTCCTCTACTAATGTCTTTTTGTATATTGGTATAAGTTTAATTGGACAGGGGTCCCAAGGAATTTCAATTTCTGGATATTCTACATTAAAACCATTTCCATCAATGAAATCAAGTAATTCTTGCATTTCTGGAGTATCTTTACACCAAAGTTCTGTCGAATGTTTTTTAATATAGCCGCCAAGCAATTTAAATTCTTTTTCATAACGTGGCATTAATTGTTCAACAAATTCTTTATCATATGGAATATGATTAATAAAAATTTCAATTAATTCATCCATAATTTACTCCTTTCTACTATATAAATTATATATTAAATTAGAGTAAAAGTCAAATAAAAAAAATAAGGGGTGCTTATTAGGCAACCCCTTACTATTATCGTATAACCACAGGCGCAAAGCACTGCCCCATACGATATTGATATTATAACATAAAAATATTCAATTGTCAAATATTAAATTAGGGAAATATAAAGTCTAAGGATAAATCTGTTGCATTCCACTACATATATACTTTTTCAGTAATTGAGTTACTTGCTTGTGCACCAAATGCAAGTTTGCCATTAAATGCGCTATCCCCATTAACATATAACCTATGTGTTTCCTATGTACCATTAGAATTTATCTGGAACATGCCATTAGTATTAAAACGTGCAATTTCTGTAGTGTTATTTTTAAATACTGTAGATTTAGATGCAGCATTTGCTATTAATAAGTCTTTAGCACTAGTAATAGTTAAATCAGAGGTTCCACCACTACTTATACTGAGTGTAGTTCCTGCACTAATTGTCATAGATGTAGTTGCGGTAATAGATGTACTTGTAGTACTACTTAAACTTAAAGTAGTAGTAGCGGCGATAGATGTACTAGTTTTACTAGTAATAGATACTGTTGTGTCCGCAGCAATAGATGTACTAGTTTTACTTTTAATAGATACTGATTCTCCAACACTTTGAATTAAAACTGTTCCCTTAGTACCAGCGGCCTATAAAGTAATATTACCACTACTTGCAGTACTACTATTGGTTTTAATAGTTAATGCGCCTGTTGTAGTACTAATAGTCATTGCACCAGATGTTCCAGTTAATTTTATCTAACCCGAACTTGTAGCTTTTGCTTCTAATGTACCTGTAGTAGTAGAGATAGTTAATGCTCCAGTTGTCGTAGAAAAATCTGCTCCGCCGGTTGTGGCCGAAAGAGTTAATTTACCAGTAGTAGTATTTACTCCTAATGTTTTTCCTGCTGATACTGTAATAGTGGCATTATCAGTAAAGTTAATATTACGTTTAGCTGGATTATATGTAAAATTATTGTTATAGCCTGGTTTACCTAAAATATTAGTACCATTATCATTATAACAAAACCAAATTGGTCGAGCATAATCGCCAGTACTTTCATCCTATTTAATTTTACCATCATAAGTCCATATATTAGTAGCATCAGAAGATAATATCCATTTAGAGGCTTTATTATCATATATTCCATGATTTGTATTACCAGTACCTACTCCCATAAAGAAATCAATTGTAGTACTATAATAAATTCTAATGCCATCTGATGCATTTGCTGTATGTGTAGCATAAATAAGAGGTGTATACACTCCAGTACCAACATATAATTTTTTAGCTATACCGGCACCGCCGCTAACAACAAACGCCCCAGTTGAAGAAGAAGATGCATCCTATGTATAGGCTACTGTGACAATATTAGTAGAAGTATCATTACTATAACCTAACTATACTGGACCGCCATTATAATTTAGATATAATCCTTGGTCTGTTGCATTTACTGTAGTACCACGATCTCCAGTACTACCACAACCACTGATACCTCTAACAATTAATGGATTATCGGCTGCGGCACCAATGATATGTACACTACCCTATAAATAAGAAGTTTTTTGAGTAGCTAATCCACCTTTTATGACTAATGCTCCAGTAGAATTAGAGGAAGAAGCAGTATCAACAGATACTTCTACTTGTTTAGAACCATATACTTTTAATGCATCTTCCTAACTATATAGTCCAATACCTACATAATTACTGTTACTTGCATCTCCTGCATGATGATAATTTAATACTCCACTATTTTTATTACTATGAGCTTTACCAAAAACATGGCATGCATTAGTATTAGCAATCATATTAGATACTAAGAAATCAAGTCCCCAGAACCATTGAGTAGCAGAAATATTTGCAGCTGGGCGTGAATTAGTTATTCTTAATAACTATGAATTAGCACCCGCTGCAATATTCTAAGTAATTTCAGATCTAGTAACACTAAAACCGCCACCACGATATCCTAATGAAGCATGAACTAAACCATCAAGCTATATATTAATTACTAATGCATCAGCAGTATCGCTACTAGATAACCAATAAAGAATATCGCCACTATTGGTAATACTTGGAGTAGTTGTTGTACCATCAGTAGTTTTTGTATAAGTTAATCCACTCTAATTCCATTTCTAATGCCATACGATCGCTTGATTAGTATATCCAGTAGGCGTTGACTATATAGTCCAACTACTATCGCCTACGGTAACTGTAGAACCACCACGATTCATTAACCATTTAGCTTCTGTAGATGTATCTGCATTACCCTCAAGAGGTCCCTTAAATTTACCTGAAAGAGTATCAGTATATAATTCTAATCTCGAGGTCCACGCGTTAGAGGTATGAGTACCTATATCTTCAAATACTAATTTACCACTAGTATTAATAACACGCCAATCATAATAACCACCACCAATAGTATCCTAACGTTGAAATACGAGTGCGGGTGTACTACCGGTACCACTAGTATATAAAACTAGATCACCAGTCATTCGGCCACCGGCACGTTTTAAGTAGGTAGTATTGATTGCATTTCCATCACTATCATTAGTAGCAGAGCCGGCGGAAGTAGCATAATTAACACTTGCATCTTCATATGCGGTGCAGGCAGTTGCTACTCCATTATCATTAATATATACTGGTTTAGTACCATTGCCAACTGCGGCTTTGCTACTTGCCCAAGGTGCAGTTACAAATGCTCGATCAGTTGTAGTGGTAGTATTAGATCCATATACTGTAGGAATTAAACGTACTTTATAATCCATATGATTTTTAGCATTAGTAGTACCAGAAACATCTACATCAGCTAAAAATGTAAATAATAAATGATCATCGTAAGCCGAATCATGATAATGGCCCATTGTCCACCAACCACTATTAGCTTTTAAAGCCAATATAGGTGACCAATTATTCTATGAGGTCATACGTATCATTGCATATTTACTTGCTTCATTCCAATTTTGAGATTTACCTGCACGAGAAATAGTATAATCAGTACCTAATGTAGT